TGTTTGCTAATGAGATGAACACAAGGCATCATGTAGATGCCAAAATGCAAAATGATTTTTTACTAAATACCGTTAGGTCTCGCAAAAGACCTTTCACCAAGTGGGCTAAATCTGAAAAAAGTGAAGATATAGAATGCATCAAGATAATCTTCGGCTATTCAAATTCCAAAGCCCGTGAGGCACTTCGCCTTCTTAGTGATGAACAAATCCAAGAACTAAAAACAAAAACGGATATTGGCGGAAAATGAATGATTTGAATAGCTTCATTGAAGTGACATTGAAAGAGCAGGATGATTTTTTAAAAGTAAGAGAAACACTAACCCGTATTGGGGTATCTTCACGCAAAGAAAAAGTCTTGTATCAATCTTGTCATATTCTACACAAACAGGGACAATATTACATTGTCCACTTTAAAGAACTTTTTGCCTTAGATGGTAAAGAGGCTACTATTGATGATAATGATATTTCTCGTAGAAATGCTATCGCCAATTTGTTAGAAGAGTGGGGTCTCGTTAAGATTGTCAATCGACAAGTAATGACAGACAACATTGCACCTCTGCATCAGATAAAAATTATCTCTTTCAAAGAGAAAGATGAATGGCAGTTGGTCACTAAATACAACATCGGTAAAAAGAAAACCGATTACTGATATGAGATTTTATTATGAAAAATGTGAAAGAAAAAATTGTGAAGTTAAAGAACAGATACTCTGGTGATATTGTCTATGCAAGAAATATCAAAGAGACTGTATCGTCAGAGAACATAACATTTGTGAAGGTTTTCAAAGAAGAGAACCCTCAGAGAGAATTTCTAGTTAACCTGAATGCCTTCGAGGTCCAGGATAAATAGAAATGTGATGCCTTCGGGGTCACTAATTTTGTAACTCGCTTAAAAGGAGAAAACTATGACACGCTTAACAGCACTATATCCACAATTTGTTGGTTTCGACCACCTGTTCAATGAGTTGGAAAAACTTGTTGAAGGTACTGCACCACAACGCAATACATCTTTTCCCCCACACAACATCATCAAAATCGATGACAGCAAGTATGTCGTTGAAATGGCTGTTGCTGGTTTCAGTCAAGATGAAATTGATGTTGAACTTCAAGACGGCACACTAGTCGTTAAGGGTGAAAAGAGAGACCAAACAGAAGTGGAATATTTGTATCGTGGCATTGCTACTCGTTCTTTTACCAAGTCAATTAGACTGAGTGAAAGTATTGAGGTTCGTGGTGCCCAATTCAAAGATGGTATTCTTAAAATTGCTTTAGAGAATGTAATTCCTGAGCATAAGAAACCAAGAAAAATTGAGTTAAGCAAAGAACTCAATTTTGCCAAAAAACAATTACTTTCTGAAACAGTGAGTTGATTGTTGGGAGCCTTTTGGCTCCCATCTTTGCCCCACAACTTATTTTTTTATGTTATACTTACATTATGAAAATTTCAATCGCATCAGATATACACTTAGAATTCGGTGACTTGTTTATCAACAATGATAACAATGCCGATGTTCTTATCCTCAGTGGTGACATTTGCGTTGCCGCAGACATTGGTCGACCTGACCCAAACAACCTCTTAGAAGGTGCTCGTAGCAATCGTGTTACCGACTTCTTCAAAAGATGTTCGTTTCAATTTCCACATGTAGTGTACATCATGGGTAACCATGAACATTACAATGGTGACTTTGCAACAAGTGGAAACAAAATCAAATCAATGTTAGAGTCTAACATGTTGAGCAATGTTTACTTGCTTGACAAAGAAGTTAAGACAATTGATGAAGTGACATTTGTTGGTGGTACACTGTGGACTGATATGAACAACAGTGATGAGATGACACTGAGTCACATTCGTGTAATGATGAATGACTTTCGTTGTGTGAAAAATTCTAATCGTATGCTTGAGCGTAAAGTTCCAATCTATGAAGAGAATCCATTGTACACTGAAGATGGTAAGAATGGCGGCATGTACCTTACGAAAGAGGGTGGCGATTACATTGAGATTGGGTATAAAAGAAAATCTGAGCCTTCAACATTTTCTCCAGAAGATGCAGTTGAAGACCACAAGAAATTTATGCAATATATTCAGACTGTGATTGAAGGTAAGTTCGACCAGAAGTTTGTAGTTGTTGGTCATCACGCACCAAGCAAAGCATCTACTCATCCTCGCTATCAACATGATACAGTGATGAATGGTGGTTACTCTACTGACTTAAATGAATTCATCTTAGCACATCCACAAATCAAATTGTGGACTCATGGGCATACGCATGAAGACTTTGACTACATGCTAGGTTCGACTCGCATTGTTTGTAACCCTCGTGGTTATATCAATTACGAAAGTCGTGCTGATTCATTTAAATTGGTGAGTGTTGAAATATGATAGAATTGTTTCGCCCTACTTTGCAATGGATAAAAGATGATTACTCTTCTAATCGCATACGGTTTGCTATTGAGTTGTTGGCTTGGGCTATTAGTATTGGCTGTTCAATTACCATGGCACTCACAGTCCCAACCCCTCCTCTTCTTGCTTTATATCCTGTGTGGATTGCTGGTTGTGCCTTGTATGCTTGGGCTGCTTATTCTAGAAAATCATTTGGTATGTTAGCCAACTACCTTCTGTTAGTGAGTATTGATTTTGTTGGTTTAATAAGGATGTTATAATGCCGTTATATATTGTTGAGACTGTTTCGATGTTTCGTATGCGTTATGTTGTTGAGGCTAAAGAAGAGTCTCATTCACATGATGAAGTCATTATGGAAAGAGGTAATGATTCTTTCAAAGAATTTTCACAAGAACATATCGATGAATCGATTTTTAGTTCTCGTGAAATTTCAAAAGAAGAATACCTGACATTGTTCGATAAGGACAATCAGTACATGGCTTCTTGGTCTGAAGAAAAGAAGTTGAGTTTTATTAACAAGATTGATTATAAAGAATGAAAATCTACAAAAGCGGTTATCGTAATCATTGGGTATCACCATATACTATTCTGAAGACTGTTTGTTTTTGGGAGAAAGATGATGATGTGTTTTACAACCACGAAGAAGTTCCTGGTCACAAATATGATAAGTGGATTAATTTTCTAAATCCAATTTGTGGTGCGTGGACTAAGTTTCTCAATTTTGTTCATCCGCAAATCAACTATGTGAAGATTGACAGATACGATACTTGGTCAATGGACCACACATTAGCAGATATCATTCTGCCAATGTTGAAACAGTTGAAAGAAAGTAAACATGGTGCACCTTATGTTGATGATGAAGATGTTCCAGAAGAATTGAAATCTACTTCAGCGCCAGCAAAAGAAAATGAATGGGACACTGATAACAATCATTTCAAACGCTGGGATTGGGTACTTGATGAGATGATTTTTTCTTTCGAATGTAAAATTGATGATTCATGGCAAGAAAAATTTCGATATGGTCATATCGACCACAAATCAGTTGCTTGTCAATGGGATGAAAACGGCAAAGCCACAATGTACCAAATGGCTGATGGACCAAATCACACATATAAATGTGACTATGATGGTATGAAAGTGGTTCAGGAAAGAATTACAAACGGCTTTCGTTTGTTTGGTAAATATTATGAAGGGCTATGGGACTGATGTTAAAACCTGATAAGAATTTTCGACTATCGAAAACAACTAAGAGAATGATGTGTTCAATTGTGAATGACAGTGAACGCAATGAATTCAAAAGAATGATGATTCAATCACAACTTGCTGGTGAAAAAGCAAAGCGTGAATCTGGTAAATCTCGCAAAGATAAGAATGAAGCCTAAACTAATTGATGCATACATGAAGACAGCAGAAATATTTGCTGAATGCTCTACTGCAACAAGACTTCATGTTGGTGCCATTGTTGTGAAAGATGACCGCATCATATCAATCGGTTACAATGGCATGCCTTCTGGATGGACAAACGAATGTGAATATGAAGTTGTAGATGGCTACGCAGGATTTGAAGGTTCTATCATATCCCATCGATTAAGAACCAAACCAGAGGTGTTACATGCTGAAACGAATGCAATTGCAAAACTTGCTAAATCTACCGAATCTGGTATGGGTGCTACTATGTTCATTACCCATGCTCCATGTTTGGACTGCGCCAAACTTATATACCAAAGTGGTATTAGCAGTGTTCTATATCGTAACACTTATAGGGATATTGCTGGTGTCGTATTTCTCAAAAATTCCGGTATTGAGGTGGAACAAGTATGAGCAAGATATATACTACAAAGGTCGTTGA